CTGTCTTGATCGTGGTGGTATCATCACCGCAACCAGTGTCATATTGAACAAAAATCTTGTTATAGATGTAAATATCCTCGGGATCAATGATCACAGGGTCGATAGATGCCATCGCATACTGCCTTAAATCCGCAGCAATGGACTTTTTGGTTGCATCATTGAGTGATGAACCCGTTTTTGTCTGCACTGCAATGTAAACTTTACCGTAAATTGGCGGATTTAGCGAATCTCCACCATAAGCAACGACGGATTTTGCGTTATCATAGACTTTTTTAGTCAAAACAGCGTAATCCTGCGCGGTAACTGCCCGATATTGCGCGGAATAGTAGCGAGGAGCGTTATATTTGATCGATTCTACGCTCTCTGCAGACGATCCGCCATAAGCAGACTCTTTTAAAGTCATTGTTGTTGCCCCAGCAGCGTAAGTTGCGCCGTTGGAGTCCTGCATAATGCCCTTAAAAGCAAACTGACTGGTATCATTTGCTGCATTACCCTCTGTAGTGAGGTATTCAAGCACAACAACCTCACCATCTTTCAGTGATCTGCCAATAGAATCATCACCAAACTTGATTTCGTACTGCATATCCTCACCTTCAGAGAGGAAATACACCCTAGAAGTCGATGTAAGGTTGGTTACGTTCTCAACTTTACTATAAGTATCAGATGTAGTTGATGATTCGTTGGGTTTTACCCTAACAGATAAGGTTGAAATGTCAGCATCTGCACTAGGAATCTTATAAACCTGTGTTGCAAACGTATTAACAACATAAGAGAAGGTAAGAATATTACCCTCTTTGAACATAATATTGTCAAATGTCGCTAAACCTGTAGATGGATCAGGTTCTACCGTTACATCTGACAGTCTATTCCAAATATAATTACCACCAGTTGCTACTGCGCCCTTCTTTAATGTGCAAGATGTAGGATATACACCTCCGACCGCAGTGGTTTGCAGTTCTAATTTAAAACATGCTGTGCTCGATGTGACTGACTTCGGCACATAATTCAATAATTTTGCAATATTAACAATATTATCACGCACTGTAGCACTCGTAATGAATGCTTCGTTCATTGCCATATTAGCATTAAACGCCGTGTAGTACGTATTATACGCTAACGTGTCAATTAGATACGATAAACTAGAACCTTGAAAGTCATAATCTGTGAACTCATCTCTAGTTCTCAGATATGCTTTGATAGATTCTTTGATATCATTAAAATCTAATGCTGTTAAGTTATTTGGTTGCATTATTCGGGTCTCTGTAATACGAAACTAACACTTTCTGTCAAAGGTAATCCAACAATACGATACTTGATCGTTACGCCGTATTTACCTGTCTCGAAGTTTGGTACGATAATTGTATTAATTAGTGATACTCGTGGTTCAAACTTATTGATCGTCGAAGCGATTTCATCCTGTAATGCATCAGAAATTAATTCATCCATTGGTTCAAACAGTAATTCACTTACTCTTGAACCAATACTATTATCAAATGGCACTTCCCCAGGCACAGTCAATACAAGGTTCTTTAACGCTTGTTTGATACTGTTATCATTCCTGACATGCGCGACATCATCGGTAAAAGGATTTCTCGCAAAATCAATCTTGATATCTTTAAATGCCTTTGAGATGGCAACATCTCTTCCTGTTACCTGCTTAAGTGCCATTTAACTTACAATATGAACAATGCTATTTAGCGCCCTTGCCCCCGATAACGCTTTTTGGCATTGTTCCGACTTGTGGATGCATACTTGGTATGCTGTCCTGCACCCTGTCTAGTCTTCTTCGGAATTGACTCGATCATGTTCTGACCCGTCAAAGACTTCTTCATTTTTGCCATTAATGTCCTCCTGTTGTAAAGATTGTGGATCGCCCCCATTATACCATATAATATCCCATTTAGCATCCATGATACCCATTATAGTGGATACCGCGTTCTCGACCCGCTCCAGGCGCTCTGAGAGGGCAATCAGACCTAATCTGAGTGCTTCGTGGGCTTCGGTGTTATCCTGCCATTTATTATAATCTTCATTCATCCTTCGCTTTTCTCAAAATAAAACTGCCGTCTGCAATCTCAAAGTCTAATTTCGTACCTACATCCCATCCCAATTCCTCACACGCTTCATACGGAATTGTAAGAATAAGATCACCGAAATCGTCCTCTTCTAGTTCTGTAATGAATCTGTGTGACATACTTCTATAACCTATTGACTATCTGCGGGTTATTTGTGGGGTTATCTTCTTTCCACTCCACCCATAGTGTATATAGATCGTTTGTATTCTGTGATGCATAACCTGATGCATAGTAGTCAGCACACTCATACATGCGAGGATCTAAGAATCCCTCACGGCGTAATAATTGCTCTATCGCCCATACTCTCGTGTCTTGTCTCTCTACACGGGTCTTAGAGTCCATTTTTTACCTCAGAAAATTTTTTTATATACGCCGTTGAGTATTACTCGAATAATATCTAGGGCGTCTGGGAACCTTTGTAGGTTAGGGTAGTGGCCGTTTTTAACATTTAGGGGGGCTAATTTAACTGCCATTTATAACAATTAAGACTGTCCTTAGTAGGTGTTACATAGTGCCCCTCTTATACCCTCCCATTATACCTCACTGGGCATATAGTTGTCAACACATTCCCACTGCCATCCTATCGACTTGATGTAATCGAAGCACGACATTCTCGGAGTATTTGGGAAACTATCTCCCCTTGCATTCCGAACACCATCGATGTACCTTTCCATGTCATAAATGCTGCTGAAAGATCCTCTGAGAATCTCTAATTCGTCATAGATGTGAAACTGCATGTGTTCTGAGTTAAGGTGAATAAACGTAATAACAATATCCCTCTGCTAGTAAGTAACTGGCAGTATGGGAAAGTATCTCACAGTCCCAACATTGGTCAGTATCTAACAAGAACTGAAACAATGCTATTCCATCATCTAGGGAACACTGTTGTTGATAGTAACTCTCCAAGAGTTGTTGATACTTTGGAGGACCTGTGATTGTTGTCATTTAGTACAGACTCTGTTTCTGAACCTCTACAAGGTTATTGTATCATGTTTCTGATACTTTGTCAAGGGGTCCATTGTGACACTTTCGGAGGTGATCTGAGGTGGGTTGACATATGTTAGGAAGCGTGCTAAGACTACAATTGCTGAGCACATTTAAGGGAGATAAAACACACAAATAGGTTTTTTTCCACATTTCCACAATTTCCGCATTATTTGTGGAAAAGTATCATTTAGGGCGTTTGCGGTTGTTTCTCTGAAATTCTATCATGTGATCTCGCCATGTATCGAAGATGATCGAAGTTAGTTCCCTCATTGTTAGTTTGATGTATTGGAGTTGTTCTAACAATGTTGTCCCATTCTGTTGGGAAGATGAGAACACAGACGAAGTTTTGTTTGTGTCTGGAATGTTCTGCGATTTCTTTGGGTTTGTCATAAGTTCTAATGCATAGAGTTATGTACTCTGGGGAGATGAAATTAATGAAACCTGTGTGTTCTTTCCAGGTGATGATTTCTCCTTGTTTGAAGTCATCAACGGTTAGACTTTTCATATGCCCTCATTTCAATATAAAGGTCGTAATCGTCTGGGGATAGGATATCATCCCAGTCGCCATCTTCGATACCTTTGTATTTACTTTGTTGGGGGATTTGTGAACTGTGAGAGAATGTCTTCCAGTTGTTGTTTGAGTTCATTTTTGATAGAAATGAGGGTGGAATTGTAAAGGTGTTTGTTGTCAGTTTTGTAGAGTGATTTTGCTAGTTGATCGATAGAATCGATTGCACGTTCAAGTTCAACGACGTGCTTATCTAGTTCCACTAATTCACTCCATTCGTATAAAACATGATGCACTATTCTTGACAGTAACTACTGTCTATTTTACACAGGCGCTGCATCTTTGCATCCTGAATATCTGAAATGTTTTTAATAGCGGACAAACCGATGTTTGCACCGATGATGATAACGATTGCCGCAAGAAAGATTCTCATTTGTTGATAGCGATGATGGAAACTTTGAGAGTTTTGGGATCTAGAACTTTGATGTATTTGGGTTGTTTAGTGTTAGGGATAGTTGTGAACTGATTGAACCCAACACGACGAACAATAGAGGGAGATTGCAT